TCAACCGATCGCATTAACTCAGCAACAAGATATGTATTTTGAAGTTAATTGTATTGATAGAGGGCGTTATATGGTAATGGTTGAGGGGTTGAGAAATGTCTTACCCTAAAAAAATAGTTAAGGTTCGCCCAATAGGCGGTTTAGTAACTGACATCGACGCTTCAGAGGTTGCAGATGAATTCTACACTTCAGGTAACAATGTACATTTTAGAAGCACATTTGCAGAGAGAACACAGGGCAATGCAGAAGTATATTCAGCGCTAACCACATCACCATTTAGAAACGTACTTAATTTTAAAGTAGGCACAACCAATTTTTGGGTTGTACAAGGCAAGACGATAACCAAGGTAATAGAAGGCTCAACTGAATCTGATATAACCATTATTGGCGGCTTTACGGTAGAGAACAACGGGCATAATGTTTGGACTAGTGGACTGCTTAACGGTATTTACTTTGCTAACAACGGTAAAACAGCGCCTATGTATTGGGACGGTTCACCAGCTAGCAAGATGCTTGAGTTACCCGGATGGCCTGCCGGAACTACTTGTAAAGCTATGAGGTCGTTTAAGTATCATCTATTCGCTATGGACTTAACAAAGCCAGCGGGTGATTTTGAAATGCAAGTACTTTGGAGTAATGCGGCAGAGCCAGGAGCTATACCACAGTCATGGACACCCTTAGCAACTAATGAGGCTGGCGATAACCAACTATCACAAACTGAGGGCCGTATCGTAGACGGTTTACCATTGGGCGCAAGCTTTATATTTTACAAACATTTATCAGCGTTTATGGCTGAATATGTAGGCGGCAATAATGTATTTAATTTTAGACCACTAAAAGCAGAGGTCGGTATATTAACCAGAAATTGCGTTGTTAATTATAAGAATAAGCATTTTGTAGTCACCACAGACGATATAGTTTTATTTGATGGACTCAATACACAATCGATTGTTGATAATAGAATGAGAGATTTTTTCTTTGCTGATGTCAATCAAGACACCATAGAGAACACATTCGTAGTTGCTTACCCTAAAAAGAACGAGGTATGGGTTTGCTATCCATCAACGTCATCGTCTGCTGTTGAATGGTGCGACAAGGCGATTATATGGGATGGTGTGGCGAATGCATGGGGTACAAGAGACCTAACGCCAATTACAAGTCATGCAACAATAGGCATAGTTTCAGATCAGACGGTATCGGAAAACTGGGATGACGATAGCAATTCATGGAACAGCGACACCACTATTTGGAGTGAGCAAGCATTTAGCACCCTAAATAAATCATTGGTTTTAATCGGATCAGATGCAACCTTACAGGAGGTTGATTCAGGCAGCGACTTTGACGGTGTTCCTATTGAGTCAAATATTGCAAAATATTCGATGTCATTTACTGAGCCTAATAGAGTTAAATTTGTAAGGCGAATTGTACCTCATTTTAAAGCAGAACTGGGCGCTGAAATCGTTTGTAGGATTGGGAGCCAGATGACTATTAATGAGGGTATTGTATGGTCTCCATCGGTTACGTATACCGTAGGCACTAGTATAGATATTCCATCATTTGCACAAGGTAAGTACTTATCATTTGAATTTACGTCAACAGGTGGTAAGCAATGGACATTAATCGGCTTTGATGTTGAGGCAGAAGTGAGAGGTTTTTACTAATGAAATATAAAGCTACTGAAACATTGCCAGATGAAGGTATTGAACTCAACACAGAATTACTAACAGAATTAAGGAAGATTGAGGATAGTGTCAATGATAGTGAACCTGACACAATAATATTAAAAGAATGGAATAGTCCACCACCTAAACCAAGACAAGGCATGATGGTTTTAGCTGATGGTACTAACTGGGACCCCGGCAGCGGTGCAGGGGTTTATGTAAACCTAGCCACAGTTTGGACTAAATTATAAAATAAGCGTATAATCAAGCGCAGAGGATAACGAAAATGACAGCATTAGATACTAGTAAACCACGCTTTGATAGATTTCTATCCACTGATGGGACAACGGGCGGCACTAAGGAAATGGCAACAGCAGCAGATGATTATTATTTGCTGGCTGATAGAGATATGCTGCTTTTTAGACTAATTGTGCACTATGAAGATATTGGAGCGGCATCATCTACTAAGTATGGCGCACAGACAGCTTTAACAAACGGAATAATTTTACAGCACATCGATATTGATGGTAGTACCGTATTAGAAGATTTAACGGATAACATGCCTATTAAGGCTAACAGCCATTGGGCGCGTTATTCTTTTGATTCAGGCATCATCTCCATTGGTGGCGCAGTTGATAGTTATTTAACGAGGTGGACGCTTGAGAAAGCTGGTAAGCCATTAATTTTATTGAGAGGGCAAAGGCTTCAGATGTCGATACAAGATAGCTTATCAGGCCTTACAACTCACACAACAATGATACAAGGCGTTTACGCTTAACAGGATAATATTATGCATTCAAATATAACGATGGACCCAGCAAACGCTAACCTTATTGGTTATGCTTCAAACGTAACAGGGGCCGCATTCACATTAACGGCTAATGTTTCTGGTGACGATTTAGCTCATAGGGTATCAATACGAAATGATACCGCCAATGATCACAGTGGTAAAACCATTGTTTTAGTTGGTACAGATGCTAACGGTGTGACTCAAACCGAAACGGTAACAGGTCCAGCAGGTAGCGCAACTGTAACAAGTATTAAGTATTTCCTTACTTTAACCAGTGCAACGCCATCGGCTACAATAGGCGGTGATACTTTTGATCTAGGTTGGGTTGATGAGATAGCAAGTAAGACAGTTCATTTTGACTGGCAGGGTGGACACTCTTCATTGTGGGAAGTAGGCGTAACAGGTACTTTATCAATGGGTGTAGAATTTACCCTAGATGATGTTAATGATACCGGCTCATTTGCAGACCAAAATAGCGCAACATGGACAAACCACGTTAGCGGATTATCAGCAGAAACAGCAGATATATTAACAACAGCAGAAGCAGGCTTTACAGCGGCAAGAGTTGTTATTACCTCATATACTGATACAGCGGAACTGGTTGTTAAAGCCACACAAGCGGAGTAATTAAAAATGGTATTTTCACTAAGCGGTTCAAAGTCAAGCTCAAGTTCAAGTTCATCAAGTGTACAAGACGTATTTGAGGCTAATGCATTCCAAAAGCTCTTTGGACAGGCTTCAAACGTTGCTGGTGGTATTGATACCTCACAACTAACCTCACAGGCTAATGCTTTATTTCAAGGCGGTCAAGGCTTCTTAGAAAACCTAGAGTCTTTATCATCAGGTACAGATGAGGGGAGCCAATTCTTAAAGAGTGCTATAGCTGGCAATGATGACCTAGTTAATCAAAACATACAGTCATTAGGCGAGGACTTAGGCGCGTTCTTTAATGAGCAGTTATTACCCGGCATAACATCGTCGGCAGTTGGTAGCGGTCAATTAGGGGGTGGTCGACAAGGCATTGCGCAAGGGGCCGCGGTTGATTCAACGGCTGAACAGTTTAGGCGAGGAAGCTTAGACATAAGAAATAATGCATTTAAAGATCGAATCGATGCGTCAAGAACATTGCAAACATCAGTCAGAGATGCGTCAACGGCTGGTTTAGCAGGATCACAAACACAATTTGACCTAGCCAATGCCGCGACACTTTCACCATTCAGCCCATTCCTTACACTAGCTAACATACTTGGTGATAAGACTACATTAACGCAATCAGAATCAGAATCTAAGAGCAAGTCAGGTTCATTCGGAATAGGAGCAGGCTAATGCCATTTCCATTATTTTGGGGCGCAGCTTTATTATTATCAGGTCGTGAAGTTCTTGCAGGTCAAGAAGAGGACGAGAAGGAAGAACAAAGAAAGCTTGGACTCATTGACGCTGAAGCACAACGACAAGTTGATATTGATGCTATCGATATTGGTATTGATAACCAGTCTGTTAGTAATCAGTTTGATTCTAGTCAAATACAGGCTATGCATAAACAATTCCAGACAGCACAAGGGCTTTTGAAGTCATCAAACCCTAAACTGGTATCAATGGGTGCAACAATGATTAGTGACTTACATGGAGCTGTCAGAGGTAATATTCAACAAAACGAAAATGAATTTAGAGCTGACCAAGTAAGGAAAAATGAAGCGGAAGTATTAGCGGCTGGTGCAGGCAAGGCAGACAATGAGAAACGCTTTGACCGTGAGCTAACTATGAACAAGCAGCTATTAACAGACCTTAAGCCTATGAGAGAGGCAGAAGTGGGTTACAGCAAAATCCTTAATGCATTAGATAACAATGATTTTACCAGTTCACAAGTTGCGCTAGTGGCTATGATTCAATCAATAGATGGTTCAGTTGTTCGTTCTGAAGAGTTGGCAAATTATCAATCAACCAATGGCGGCTTAAACTTCTTGATTAACGCTATTAACAAAGTTGAGGGTAAAGACTTCACAGAAGAAACTAAAACCTCTATTAGAAACGCCAGCGCAGCGCTTATTAATGCAGAACGAGCGCGAGGCATGGCAATAGCTGAGACATATCAATCAAGAGCATCAGCGTTTAGTTTGACACCTGATCGTGTTATGGCTGGTGTTGACCAGAATCTATTCACTAAAGCGGCTATAAATAGAGAGGCACAAATTGAAGAACAGAAACGAGCTGACTTTGTGGAACAACAAATTACAGATAATACCCAATTTGAAGAAGTTGAAGAGGGTTTATTAGAACAAGGTTTAGGCGCTATTGGTCGAGGTGCTCAGAGTATTTTAGCTGGTGCTGGTCGTGTAGTAAGGGGTGTTAAGCTAGTTACTAACGAGCGAGGCGATCTATTTGAACAGGACGAGCAAGGCAACAAGACAATTATCAAAGTTAATAAACGCTTTGTTGATTCAAGTGGTAGAGTTATGGTTTTGATTGATTTAGGTGAGGGCCGTACAATGTGGAGACAAGTCGGTCAAGAGAAGGGTTCAACAGTTTCAAGAATACAACAAGAAGATCCTAGTTTAATATCCAACTTTATTGAGGGCAAGTAATGAGACTTAGAAATAAACACGTTGCTGACTCAGTTATTGAGCGCATATTAGCAGCAAGGGAAGCGATTGAAACAGAAGCAACAGAGGTCAATCACCCTGAACTAGATACAGAGGTTCTTGATAGCAACCCAGCAGCCATACAAGCACAGGCTGAGACTTTCAATGATATTGAGTTGCAAGACGTTAATCAGGACGAGGTACAAGCGGAGTTTGACGCACAAGAACAAAACTTACCGGGCCTTGATGAATCACAACTAGACGTAGGTACTTTGCTTAGTGGTGGAAACGCCATTGATGCAATGTTTAAATAATGTGGTATTTTGTCGAAGAGCAATATTATTACATACCCGCTAAATGTGGCTCTACATCATTCGAGAAGAGTGTAGGACGAGACAAACGAGTAAAGAAACCTGATAGCCCCCATAAAAGAAATATAGCCATACGTTGCCCCGTAGAGCGTTTTATTAGTTTCTGGCGTTTCTGTCAAGTCGAGCACTGGAAGTACCACAGAATCGGATCCATTTACGAATTCAGTTTATACGGTTGCACACCTGATTTTTTAATGGATGTTATAGAGAGAAACCCTCATATAGATAAGCACTGGATAAGACAAACGGGATCAATGAAAAAAGGTGATAACGCTATTGCCTTTGATAAAGTACTTGAAACCATGGGTAGAGAGCCTATACATGAAAATAAATCATTCACTGCTAAACCTTTAAACGTACCAGTTAAGCGTATATTGAACCATTACAGAAAAGATAATAAGATATTTAATTTGACAATCCTATCTAGTGTCGTGTAGAATAGTACTTAGTCAATTAAGACTACTACCAAAGAAGAACTATTATGATTACGTCAAACAACTATACTATCTTATCAGCTAAACAGATCACTCGTTTCCTTTCTAGCATTGACAAGCCCGGTCGTTTCCATTGTTGGGAATGGTCTAAGTCTAAGTCAGGGTTTGGATATGGACAATTTAACATTATGATCAAAGGCATTCAGTTCAACTTTAAAGCGCATCGTTTAGCTTGGGAGTTAACCAATAGTCAGATTATCCCAGCTGATAAGATTGTAATGCATAATTGTGACAATCCAGCTTGTTGTAACCCAGCTCATATTCATTTAGGAACCACTGAAGAGAATATGCAAGATATGGTCAACAAAGATCGTCAAGCTAAAGGCATAGTGAACGGTATGAATATTTACACTGAAAAACAAGTGAGAGATGTTAAATACAAGTATGCTCATAAAAGCGCTTTAGCTATCGAATATTTAACGGGCGTTAAACGAGCGTCAATATATAAGATTCAAAACAGATTACAGTGGACACATATTTAACCCACCACTAACCCACCACTAACCCAGTCATAACCAACTGGGTTTTTTTATGCTTGCCACTTGCAGAGTGCTAGCATGATGATAGCTATATGCTACAAGGGGTACAGCTTGCCACTTGCTTGCCATAGCAAAGCTACCAAATGCTACCAATTGCTACACATTAAATGATATTAAGTATTATTATATATTAATTATAAGATTTATAAGGTCTTAGAAAGAGGAAGCCCTCCAAGATATGAAGGGCCTTTTGTATTAACCTTGACTTACATGTGGCAAGTGGGTTAAAGTGTTAACTACCAAGAAAACAGAATTAGTATAACACTAAATTTGTTCATCTTGCTACTATAAGTTTTAGTGAGTAGCGTTATATCGGACAGATGGCCTTAACCAACAAGCGATAACCTACACAAACCACTATTAACTACACGTCATAATCACGGTTCGGCTTATAGTATATCGGGTGGGAGAACGGGTTTGCATACCACCAACAGACGATAGCTATTAGAAAGCATGTGAACGGCCCTACTCCTTTAATTAGTGACAGATAAGCCTAACACCCTAACTTTTAGCGTAGACACTGTGCAAGGCTCTGTTAAAGCGGAGAAGCGTCTACCAGTTAAACGACCTTTAAGTTAAGTTTAACCCTATATTCCTTTTCACACTGATAAGCGGGTAATGGTTCGAGGACTCTATTTATTTAATTATGGGTAGGGTTAATACATCCTAAAGAAAGCCTTTCTCCTAATTGCACAAGTAATACTCTAAACAAACATACTATAACTAATAGTTAAGATTGATTAACTAGTGATTAAATCATATAATAGTGATTCAACAATAAATGAGGTTCTACCATGCATTATTCAGATGAAAGACTAAATGACTTAAGTAAAGATAATCCTTTAAATACTAAAGAGTATCGATTAAGTAAATTGAAGCTTAAAATATATAGCACAATGGCGGCATTCTGTTTGTTCTTATGCTTAACGGCTTCTAGTTTAACCATCTTTATGAATACAGTGATACAATCAGAAGAATACAAAGCGTTTATTATTATTGGTATTTGCACATTATTATTAGCTACATCCATTAAATGCATTTCGGTATTAGGCAACTTTGTAGCATTTATTTACATTAGATACTTTGAAAACTGAGAGGTTTAATCAAATGACAGACGATAAGAAAAAAGGTAAACGAGGCGGTAAGAGAGCAGGCGCAGGGCGTAAACCTAAAGCAGCGGCAAAGCTTTCCTTACCAGATGGATTGATGCCTATAGATTTCTTTATAGGGACAATGAGAGGCTTATCTTATATTAAGGGTGAGTGGGTAGATGATAGCGATATTGACTTTAGAACTAAAATGGAAGGTGCTAAGAATGCGGCCCCTTTCTTATATCCTAAACTATCAAACATTGACGCGACATTAGATGTTGACGGTTCATTAACTATTGAGCTTGTAAGTTATGCCAAGAATAACGATACCAAATAACTGGACACCGCGCCCCTATCAATTGCCAGCATTACAGGCATTTGAAGAGGGCAAGCGTAGACAGATACATATCTGGCATAGACGAGCAGGTAAAGATGCATTTAGCCTTAACCTAGAAGCTATTGAGTGTCACAAAGAGGTAGGTACATACTGGCATCTATTCCCTGAACAAGCACAAGCACGTAAGGCAATATGGAACGGTATTAATAACGATGGTATTCGTATTATAGACCAAGTATTCCCACTGGCGATAAGAGAGAACACGCGTGATCAGGAAATGCAATTAGTATTAAAGTCAGGTTCAATCTGGCAAATGGCTGGTAGTGATAGGTATAACAGCTTAGTAGGTTCTAATGTTAAAGGCGTTATATTCAGTGAGTGGGCATTATGCAACCCAGCAGCTTGGGATTATATCAGGCCTATACTAAGAGAGAATGGAGGTTGGGCCATATTCATAACAACTTATCGAGGTAAGAACCATGCTTACCGTATGTATAACAGGCTTAAGGCTAATGATGATTGGTTTTGTTCATTGCTTACCGTTGATGATACAACAGACCATGACGGTAACAGAATATTAACTGATGAAGATATACAGGCAGAACGTGACGAGGGTATGACAGAGGGAATGATAGACCAAGAGTATTATTGTTCACCTAATGCAGCGCATGGCGGTTCATACTGGGCTAAAGAAATGAAGGGGATGGAAGATGCCGGACGTATCTCATCACATAGCTATGACCCACTACAGCCGTTATATGTTACATTTGATTTAGGGTTTAGTGATCACTTAGCAGCTATATTCATTCAACCCCGTAATAATGAGCATGTTATAATTGGAAGCAGAGCATGGACATTTACCACTATAAACGATGCATTTGCAGACATAAGGCAATCGTTCCCGTTTGGTAACAAGGTTGTAATAGCAATATTACCCCCTGATGCAAGCGCAGTACACATAACAATACCGGGTGTTGATATTATATTAGCGCCTAAGATTGGACTACAGAACGGCATTGACTTAGTTAAAAACTATTTACCTATGACCTATATTGATAACGGTGTTAGGCCATGGACTGAAGGAGAAGAGAACAACAGCATGATGATTGATGCATTCAATGGCTACCGTACCGATGAGAGCAAGTCATCACAAGGCGTATATCAGAAGAAGCCAGCGCATACATGGGAGAGCCATTACGCTGACTCATATAGATATTATTGCGCAGCTCATAAGGATGAGTTACTAAGCACTGGATGGACAACAACCAACGATAATTCACAACATGATCAAGGGGTCATATAATGGCTAAATTAACACAAGAAGAAATAGTAAAAATTACCAATACTCTATTGTTCAACAGCACAGGGTATGAGGACGATACAATAACTAAGGAGCGCGAGAAAGCTTTAGATTATTATTTTATGAGACCAAGGGGTGACGAGGTAACAGGACGGTCTAAAGTCATCAGTGGTGACTTGTCAGCTATGACTGAAGCGGTACTGTCTCAAATCATGGATTCATTCACTACAGACAACGTGGTTGAATTTAAACCGTTTGGTAAAGAGGACGAGGATCAGGCACAGCTTGAATCAGATACAGTGAGTCATTTTATAATGGACTCATCCAACGGCTTCATGAACTTTCAAGGTGCTATTAAAGATGCGTTACTATTGCGCAACGGTATTATGAAAGTATGGGTTGACGAGAAAGTAACAGTTAAGTTAGAAGAATATGAAAAGGTTGATCCTATTGCATTTA